GGATGCAGGAGATGAACTCTATAGATATAAAGGTATTTATGATTGGAGCTTAGAAAGGATTTTTGGTAGAGATAAAGTTCCTGAACAATTATTTTTAGGAAAACATAAATACAATGGATGCGATGCTAGACTTCGAGATGTTATAGATTACTTAGAAAATGAATTTAACGAATGGATAATGAATAACTGCGAGTTTTATAGTCTTACAGAGGATGATATAGAAAACGGAGAAGGACTTGGCGGATCAGAACCAGGAGATCAAATTTTATCTGAAAATGGGCTAGAACAATTCTATAAAAAGAAATTAGAATATCAAAATAAATTAGAAACCATAGGATTTACTTATGATTTTACTGGAGGATTAATTTGGGAATAGCTTTATAAACATATTGTTTTATCTTCTATGGTGGGAGAGAAGGAGGAATAATCGTGAAAACTTATGAATTAGACGAAGCAATAAAAATGCTTAAAAAGAATCCTGCGTTGCAATTTGAAAGTCAAACAGATTGCGATAAAAGCATTTTGTATAGAGACGAAGAAGGGATCTTAAGGTGTGAAGATAAAAGAGATAGAATTGAAAATCATATTTTTTTAGTGAAAAGTGGATTTTGATACAACAGCCTGTAGGCTTTATGGAAGCTGTAAAAGCATTAAATGAAGGAGATACAATCTATTGCCAGTATACTTGCGATTATACAAATGAAAAAAATAAGCCATTTAAACACACTTATGAAACCCAAAGTAACGGTAAAATGTTAGATGAAAGAAATGAATCTCCAACATTGTGGATGATTTTGAATGGTAACTGGTATATAGAAGAGTAGGGGGAGTTTATGATTAATCTAAAAGTAATAAAAGGTAATAACAATAAAGAAGATAAAAGAGAAGCCAAGAGGGTAAAGATGTTCGATATATATAATCGTGCCTTCCAAAGAGAAATATTAAATTGTGGTTCTACAATACCTGAAAAGCCTAAGAACATAAACAAACTCATTACATATGGCGTTAGGATTGTAAATCTAGCATCAAGAGATAACTTAACCCAAGAAGGGATTGAAACATTATTTCAACTTATACAGATTGTAAATTACTTCATAGGACAGCTTACACCACCGGAACTCATAAATTTATTCCCTATAGAAAAGACTTATTACGGTGATAGATGGGAAATGAAAGATTATTTCTATACTAAAAAGTTCATGGATTCTCTACCACAGGATAAGCCAATAGGTCCAGACAGTGTTTTAGAGATACTATGGGAGTATATGAATATGGAACTAAGGATATATACAGTTAATTATACGTCTGTAATGGATAAAATAGCGGTGCTAAATGGAGAAAAAGGAGCGTGGGAACAATTCATAGAAGACGCAGGAATAACGACTTATACGCTCCGTAAAGAGGGTGACAAAGAGATATTAATAGATAATGACACAGGAGAAGTACAGAAAATAAAGAGAAAGAGTAAATATAAAGTTTTGGAAGGTGGAAAGTAGATGTTTGGAGAAAATTATATTAGTGAATTAATTGGTAAAACACTAACTGAAATAAAAATAAACAAAGAAGAAAACGAAATATTTTTTGCGTGTACTGACGGTTCAAAATATCGTATGTATCATGAACAAGATTGTTGTGAAAATGTATATATAGAAGATATATGCGGTGATATTAAAGATTTATTGGAAGTTCCTATTATCATAGCGGAAGAAGTTACAAGTAATGAAAATCCTAAAGATCCAGAATATGTTGAAAGCTTTACATGGACATTTTATAAATTAGCAACAAATAAAGGATATGTTACTATTAGATGGTATGGAGAATCAAACGGTTATTATTCTGAATCGGTTAGTATTGAAAAAATAAGTTAAATTATGAAAGGCGGTAATTAATTTGAATAAAGTTGTTTTAATTGGAAGATTAACTAAGGATCCACAGCTTTCATTTACACCAGGCGCAGGGAAGGCCGTTGCTACCTTCACTATAGCTGTTGACAGAAGATTTTCTAAGGATGGACAGAAAGAAGCTGATTTTATACCTATAGTTGTATGGGGAAAACAGGCTGAATCTACAGCTAATTATATGAGCAAAGGAAAACTTATAGGTATTGCAGGAAGAATCCAGACTAGGAGCTATGAAGCTAAAGACGGTACTAAAAAACATGTAACAGAAGTTATTGCAGAAGAGGTACAATTCCTTGAATGGGGAGACAAATCATCTCAAGGCGGTAAACCTCAACCTAATAACAACGATATGTACAGAGAAGATATTACACCTGTGGATGAGGGTGATATACCATTCTAGAGGATATAAAATAAAATGTCGGGGGGTATGATTGATGAAAATAAAATGTGGAAGATATGAATATGATATAACTTCAAATGATACGATTTTAGACAATGGTTCAAGTGTCCGAGTTTTAAACAGGGTTACACTAAATTGTAAAGATTTAATTATCTCTAGAAAAGTTTTCGAAAGGTTAAAAAAAGATAATCTTTTAGAACTAGTCAAAAAAGTAGATGAATGGGTAGTAGGCGGGTTGAAATACTATAAAATCAAAGAAGCTAATCAAGAGGAATAGGGGTTTTCTGTTTACAAGATCGTTAAATGGCGGTTTAGCGAAGTTACATAAATCAAAATATTGAATAGGATCACTGTCTATGATACAATATTTCATAGAGAGCAATCTCGCCGATAAGGATAACCTTTCCGTGCCAAGGAAATGAGGTTATCTTTATTCTTTTTCTTTTTTGTTCAAGAGGGAGTAATAACCCTCTTTTTTCTATCTCTAAATTAAGTTTAGGGCCTTATATACGCATTTTTATTGTTCAAAGGTGTAATCCCTATCTTTAAAGTTTAAACAGCTTAAATAAGCTCTATTCTTTATCTGTTAAATTCAATTCTAATTGTTAAATTTTCGTAACGCACCTTATAAAATAAATCTATTAATAAATTACTCCACAAACATACTTGTATTAAGCATAGAGTGCTGAATTTGCTATCCAAAATAGCTTGGAATACATTTCCTAGTCTTGAAGTTAAACAGCCTTTAAATATATTACACATTGAATAAAATGTAGTCTATTATATTACACGATATAAAAATAGTTGTATATAATATTAGACATTAATCAGAAAAAGTTGTATAATATAACTAACGGAATAAGGAGGTGATTATGTGTTAGGCGGTGTAACTAAAGTGAGAAGAAATGCAAATATGGATAGCAGTATATGTGTAACTATTCCATCTGAAATAAAAAAGGGTTTAGATTTAAAAGTTGGAGATTTAATTTTATTCAAGCTGGAAGGCGGAAAAATTGTTGCGGAGAAATTAAGCTAGAGGTGATTGAATTGAATAAAAGTGGAGCTTTTAAAAAGAAAAGAGTATATTTTTCACAGATAAGTAATAATGCACTAAGAGACGAAACGCTTAGTTTAAAAGCTAAAGGTTTGTATGGATTAATTCAATCATATTTAACTTTAGAGGATTTTACCTTATATAAACCTTTCTTGGAAAAGAAATGCAGAGAAGGTAGAAAAGCTTTTGAATCTGCATGGAAAGAGTTAAAGAAATCTGGGTATTTAGTGCAAGAGAAAAATAAAGATGAAAATGGACATTTTTGTTGGACATATAATTTATTAGATGATATTAGCCATACATCTAAAAACCATACTACCCAAAAGGTATCCTATGGTAAAAGGGGTATATATAATAATACTGACTTAAATAATACTGATCTAAATAATACTATAAAAGAACATAGGGTTGATTATACCAATCAACTTCGTTTACCTTTCAAAGAATTTAAAGAATTGTTATTTCAGAGGAAAGAAAACATTAATACAGATGCAGTAAATAGTATGGAGTATTTTACTAATCACAGGAATGGATTATATGAAGAAGCAAAATATGATTATAGTACATGGTTTAATCTATATGAGAATTGGCTAAGCACTTCTGACGTGAATCACTATATAGAACTAGATTATGAAGATAGCATACTGTTAATAAACAAGTTTTTCAAGACAGAGTTTGAGGGTAATGATTATGGAGAATGTGATTATTCACCAGTACTTTATTGCAATGATAGAGTAAAGGAACTTAGGTTTTATGAATCGGGATTAAAATAAAGTTAAAAGATATTTTGAAATTCAAGGAGAATACATTGCGCTTAAGGAGTGAGAACGTGAAAAATATAAGCGATTTAGTTGATTTAAATAAATGGCAACCGAATGTAAAAGACATTGTAATGGTTCGTGAGGATATGCAAAATAGAATAGAAACAATGATAGAACTTTTTGGTGAAGAAGCAATAACTGACACATTAGAAGAATCACTAAAAACATTTGATACTTTAAATAATATAGAGGCAATAAAAACTACATGCCAAAAATATTTTATGGATCATTTAAAACTTATTTTACAGTGTGTATCATATAAAGAATTTGTCCGAAAATGTGAAAAAGAAAGATTAAAATTAATCAAAAGAGTTTTAGGAATTGATGATGATTTTCGTGTGATTAATCTGTTAGATAATATGAACAACGAATTAAATAACGCAATAAACAAAAGTTCCGAAGCGAGTGAAGTTATTGAAACTATTGGCGAAGAAATAGATTTGTTAAGTAAGGGATGTGATAAAAGAAATGAGGAAGTTTAAAGATTTAACAGGTATGAAATTTGGAAGATTGACAGTTATAAAAGCAACTTGCGAGGGTGAAAGTGGGAAACACGCAGAATGGCTATGTAAATGCGATTGTGGTAATGAAAAAATAGTAAGAAGTAGTAATTTAACTGTAGGGCGAGTAAAAAGTTGTGGATGTCTAATAAAAGAATCGGGTAAGTTTACAAAAGATCTAAAAGGCAAAAGGTTTGGAAGATTAAAAGTAATGAAAAAATCAACAAAGAATAAAAAAGGATATATGGAATGGCTGTGCAAATGTGACTGTGGTAATGAAATCACAGTAAGTAGTACTAAGTTAATGCAAGGCATGACAAAGAGTTGTGGGTGTTTAAGCATTGAACACATAAAAAACATACAATTATTAGGTTGTAATTCTGGTAGATATAAGGGCACGAGGATAAGCCAGTTAAGTAAAAAAACACCTAAAAATAACACGACCGGAATAAAGGGAGTTACTTTTAATAAAAGAAGAAATAAATATATTTCCCAAATAGAATTTAAAGGAAAACATATTTATTTGGGTGGATTTGATGATTTAAAAGATGCGGCAAAAGCACGCAAAGAAGGAGAAGAAAAGTATTTCAAGCCAATTATTAGGGAATACGAAAGTTTAAATAGAAACAAGGAGCAAAACTGTGAAAGAGAAAATGAATAGAGATGAGATATTAAAAAGATTATCTAAATATAAATTTGTACCTGGACATGGCCCTGATTATTCAAAGAAAACTGACAAGGAATTACTTAAATGCTTACAAATGTTTGAAACAATGTTTGAGGAAGCTTTCGGAGAATCGGAAAAGGAGTGAATTTATGGAGAGAGTATATTGTAAAAACTGTATTAGACGGTATTCTGTTAGAACCGATCAATGCAGTATTCCTGACTGCGGAGTATTTGAAAAAGAAGATTTTAATAAAGCAGTAGGCAAAAAAGAAAGTGTTGATATGGAAGGATATGAATTCATAAAAAGTCATATGCCCCGCATTTACGGTTATGCAGGTAAGGAACTTTTTGGTCATCCATCACAATTAAATAAAAATAACGATTGCTATTTTTATAAGGCACTTCCTGAATGTTTAAGATGGTTAACGCCAATAGCCAGAATGTTTGCAGGTATATTTTAGAGTTGGAGGAGTGAAGCAATGAATAAAACAAAAATAGAATATTGTACTGAGTGTGGCTATACAGGGCAATTAGTAAGCATAAATATACCAGATGAAGAAGGATTTAAAAATACATTATGGATTGATTATAAGAACACAAGAAGGGAAATAGATTTATTTGGATGCCCTAAGTGTGGAATTGTAAGATTTTTAAAGAGGTGAGTATATGGATTTTATAAGTGCATAGGAATTTAAAGAACAACCCGAAAAAGTACAAAAAGTTTTAAAAAAGTGGTGGTTTGAAAATCATCATTCAAACTTAGAAATAGGAATATTTTATTCAAATGGCTACTTTACACCCCTCATAGAAACACATCTTAGAAAATTCATTATAGATAAAGGATATAAATATATTGGCATAAATAACTTTTTAGAATTAGAGAATAAAGAAACGTGGAATATTAAGGTTTTTAAAAGCATGATGCAATTCAAACCTGATCTTGAGTTTGTTGGAGATACAGCATTAGAGTGTTATTGGAAAGTAGTATGTGAAATAGCAGAAAGCGAGGAAATATAATGGATAAAATAATATGTTTAGTGGGAGAAAGTGGCTCTGGTAAAACTGCATTGTGCCAAGAGTTAGAAAAAGAAGGATATAACTAATAAAGAGTTATACAACTAGGGAACCAAGGTATGAGGGAGAATATGGCCATACTTTTGTAAGTAGAGATGAAATACTAGACAGATATCTTCCTAAGTTTGATTTGAACTCAATTACAAAGGATGAAGCAGTAAAATATATTTTAACGGAAGAAAAGAAGTTCACTCCAATAATAGCTTATACATTTTATAATGGAGAACATTATTTTGCCACTAAGGAGCAATATCAGGACAAAGGAACTTCAATCTACGTCATAGACCCTGTAGGTATACAAGAACTATTAAAGAAAGTTAAAGATGCGGAAATAGTAATTATATATTTAAAAACTGAAAGATGGATTAGAGCTTGTAGAATGTGGCATAGGAAACACAAAGACAGTCCTTGTATATGGCCAGAACCTCATGATTGGGGAGATATAGATGGAGAAATAAAACAAAGAATAAACCATGATATAAAGGCTTTTAAATGGGTATTTTGCAATTACATGGTAGACGCCAATAGAAAAATTGGAGAAGTGTTGGAAGATATAAAAGAAATTATAAGGAAGAGATAATATGGATATGGATAAATACTTTGATGAATTTGATAAAGCTATTGAGAATATGCCAGATGAAGAATTTGAGGAATTATTAATTAAAGCAGGAATAGAAAAATGTCCTGTGGAGGATGAAGAACATTCAATATTAGGAGAAGATAATTAAATGAAAAATATAGAATATGACAGTGGTATGCCATTAGCAAGATTAGAAAAAGGAGACGAAGCTATTATAAGGGTTACACACCGCAATCCAGTAATAGTTAAAGAAAAAGACAGAGCTAAATATGAAAATATCGCCAACGGAGTATATCATGCTACTTGCATAGGACCATATCACTTAGAATGTAAAGAACATCCTATTTTAAGTGGTAAATATTGCTTTTGGAGAGGAAATAAATGGGGATGTACAGAAGGAATTTACGCTGACGAAATGGAGAATGAAAAAAATGAAAATAGATGAATTATATATGCGTTGCGGAGAATGTTCAATTATAGAATACTGTGGAGAGCCATATTCAGACATTGCAATATGTTGTGAAGAAAGATTTAAAAACGTAGATGAGATTAAATTTCTGAATCTAGCAGAAACATCTACTAAGAAAAGTAAAAAAGCAATAATTAATGATGTTTATAAAAGATTAAATAAAGAGGTGCGAACATGAGTAATTTGGAGTTGATTGGAACATACAAGCACATAAAATGTCCTAAATGTGAATGGCAAGGGTTTGTAGGAGATTTACTAAAAGACTTTGTATGTGATGAAGAGGAAAATATTTTAGATGAACATTGGGTATGTCCTAATTGTAAGACAATCATTATAGAATAATTTCTTTTCTAAACATAGATAAAGAAAAGAAACGGGAAAGAAGTGAAAAAGAAATGAGGTGTAATTGTGAAAGAATGGAGTAAAGCAATAAAAGCATGTAATGAATTTGCAGAAGAAGTAGGATTGACTGAAAAGGATGTTGAACAGGCTATAAATGAAGTGAGGAATGACAAAAGATATACTTTAGATAAAACTCAATTTGGAATTTTTGATAATAAGAAGAAGGAATATGTATGTAAAATAGATACAAATAGAATCTTTGATAAAAGAAGAATAAATGAATTAATAACACTTGCTAATCAAAGTGAGAACAATAAAGCGAATAAACAAACATCAAAAGTTAAATATTGGTTAATTTATGCAGACTGGGAAGGTAGAAAAGCGAAACCATTTGGGGATTTGGGAGTTATGGAAAGATGGATAAAACGCAATTCATATATAACAGTAATTGCTAAAACTCAAGTTGTAGAAGACGAACAAGTAACAGTGGATAAAGATAAAATGTTGGAAGAACTTACAAATGCTTTACATTCTAAATCAGATAAAGAACTAATAGAAGAATATGAAAAGATAGGTTGTAAAGTAAAATATACTCCTGGAACTAAGGGAGAAGTAATATTTAAGGATTGAGGTGAGTGCATGTTTACAACAGAACAAGCAATAAAGCATTTAAAGAGAAATCGTAAATCAGAGTTTAAAAATACGGCCAATAAAAATATAGAAATATTTAACTGTGTAGATGGGACTATAGGCATAGGAGAAATAGGAGATGGGAGAGTTAAAACTTTTAATCCTGATAATCATAAAAAGGATATGTGGATATTAAGCATTAATCCTTATAAAAGAAGGTGAATATATGGCTGTAGAAACAATAGAACTTACCGAAGCTATTTGGAAGACCGCCAAAAGGCTTGAAGGTGGAGCAAATGCAATAACAAAGAAAGCTAAAGAGTATGCTACAGCAGAGAAAGAGTATAGAATTGCTTTATCTAAAGAGATTATGAGGCTTAAAACTCAAAGTATGAGTGTAACACTTATTCCTGATTTGGCAAGAGGGAATACAGCAGAACTTAAATTTAAAAGGGATTTGGCGGCTGAAACATATAAATCAAGCAAGATAATGTTGGATGCTCTTAGTAATGAACTTTCTGCAATGCAAAGTATTCTAAAAATTCAAGAAAGGATTGAGAGTAATTAATGGATAAATACTGTACTTTATATAATTGTGATTGTGAAGAAGCAGAATTTGAATGTAGTTACATGAATGGAGATGAAGAACAAGATATAATATGCTGTCAAGAATGTAATTTTTATGTGGAAGTAGAGTGATAAATGAAAGAATTTAAAGAAGTACCTTATACAATAGAGTTGAATTGGGAAACTGGAAATGTTGAATTGAATATCTTTCCCAATAAAGAAAAGCTAGTAATAAATAAAAAGGTAGCACAGTCAATTATGAATTGCATTAAGTTATACGAAATGGAGCAAAGAAGAAAAGCGTTCCAACAGATAACAAGAGGTGAATAAATGAAGAATCAGTATATAGAAAGAGAATACAAAAAAATACTTAAATACAATAAAAAACTAATTATAGTAACCGCAATACTTTATATAGTGGGTATGCTTTTAGGGAAACTTTCATTAAACAGTATGCAGCTACGGTCATATTTCTTCGCGAGTACAATAGGTTTCTTGATATGCGAGGGTGTTGCTATAGCTACTTATATAAAAGATTATTCTAAATTTACAAAGCATTGAAGGTGATTAAATGGATTTATCGGAATTTACAATAGAGCAAATAGGTTGGTGCTTAAATGAAAATAAAAAGAAAATACAGGAGCTAGAAAAGGCGAATAAAGAACTTGAAGAAGAAAAAATATACAGAAAATATGGAATCAAATCAGGAAATGTAGTTAAGGATGATCGTGGAGCAGGGGTTGTGTATGAACTTCAGGAAAAGTACTGCAAAGCTTCTGTAATAAAGAAGGATGGGGAAGTAGGCACCAAGGTATTACATATGTGGTATAAAGAATGTGAAAAACTTTATGATAGCTATGAGGAATTTAAAAGTACTGTAGATGAATTGGTGAGGGGTTAAGCATATGAAAGAAAATGAAATTCAAGCTTCTTTAGTAGCGGTCAGGCTATATAAAGGTTGGTTTGTAAAAAATATTATCGGTTTTATAATAACCTTCTCTTTATTTTTATGTTTTAGGAATCAATGGATTAAATGTAGTAATGTAGCCATCTTGATGGGAAACTTTTTATTAATGGTTATGTTTATAGGTTGGAGCGCAACAGCTTTTACAGGAATGAGAAGTTATAAGAAAAAATTAGAGAATTGAGGGGTGAATTAAATGATTGAATGTAATACCAAAAGTTGTAAATGTAACGAAAATAGTAAATGCGTCTTAAAATCTATTGTGCTGGATGAATTTACAAGGTGTAAAAACTATGAATTTGATATGAATAAGGCTATTAATGTTGCACATGAGATAAGAGAAGAAGTGAGGATGCAGAAGTGAAATACATAATATATATACTCTTATACTTCTATTTAGTTACAGGTTTCATGATAGGTTTTAGGATGCCTTTTAGATATAAGATAGGAAGGGTATTGGCAGGGGTTTTATATATGTTTATATGGCTACCTGATCTAATAGCATCGGTAGCCAATGAAATAATGAGAAGATAAGCTCATGAAATGAAAATAAAGCGAAGGAGTGAGGAGTAAAAATGAAAAAGAAATTAGCAATAATAATTATAACAATGGGGATATTATTTTCTTTTACCGGATGCAATGAATCAGATAGAGTGTCTTATAATCTGTCGCAGGAGGCAGATAATTTTAATGTGGTTAGACAACTAACGGTTATTAATTGTATTCAAGGTGATGTTCTTTTCCAAATGACTGGTAAATTGTCCATTAAAGTTGATACAGATGAACACCAATTAGAAGTTACTGTAGAAAATTCCGATGGGACATATCAAAAACATTTTATTGGACTAAGTGATAATGTAACCTATGTGGTCGAACAGAAGAACTTTAAGAATGTTGATAAATACCGGTATTCACTTAATTACAATCCTAAGATGTGGATTCCAGTTGAGTTGAAAAACGTTGATTAGTGGAATAACATACAATTCAAAAATAATGTAATAAAGGTTATAGGATCGCTAAAGGTCGTTTTAGCGATCTTGTGGAAGGAGAAAAAATGAATATAAACGATTCTGAATTTAAGCGGTTAAAGGAACTTGAAGCGGAAACCCTACTTATCATAAGTATAGAGAGGAGAGAAAATAAATGAAAGTATTATTAAAAGGCATTAAAGGTACTTGGAGAGAGATAGCAGATGCAGCGCGAACAACTATACATATGGAAGAAGGAACCAAAGAACCTTCATCTAAATGGAAAAAAAGTATACTATTAGCTGAACATTCACCTATAAGAAAATTACATATAGATTGGAAATGGTATGGTTTAAAGTCATGGATCAGCGTGCATTTTACTCGCCATAAAATAGGGATAGAGCATTATGTTAGAACTCAAAGAACAGACAGAACTGGAATAGATAGAAATGAGTTAAAACAATCCCAATTGTTAGAACATGAATGTGAAGCCACTGCGCAAGCAATGATAAATATAAGCAGAAAAAGATTATGTAATCAAGCCAGTAAAGAGACAAAAGAAGCATGGAGAGAAGTATTAGAAAATATTAAAGATAAACAGCCAGAATTATACAATGTATGTGTTCCGGAATGTATATATAGAAATGGATTTTGTCCAGAAATGAAATCTTGTGGATGGAACAAGACAAAAGAATTTGAAGAAAAATTAAAAGAATACATAAAAGACTTTGAACAACAAATTAATGATAAAACAAACATTGTCAAACATGAGAAAATAAAATGTTGATTAATATAGGAAAAATGATACTTTTCATAATACAAATAATCTGGTTTGTATCTTTGGCGTATATGGTTATAACCAAAAGTAAAGAAAACGTGCCTTTCAAAAGAGGCACTAGAATTAAATTTACAATGAGAATGATATTTGGGATAACAACCGTAATAGTGTTTATATCTTCATTCTTATTGTATGTAAAGGAGGTGTTTACATGAAAGACATATTAGAAGAAGCTAGCAAAATAATTGGAAACGTTGAGGAAGATATAGAAATAACTGAAATGCTAGAAGAAAGAGAAAAAAGGGATGATGGCAAGAGATATACACTTGAAGAGGTATGGGCTGAAAGAAATAAAAACAATACATTAGGGGAGTGAAGGCATGATTGAGGTTAAAGGAAAATATAATTCAGCTAAAATATATACTGATAATATAGAAAAAGAAGCTTTAAGTCAAATAATAGAATTGTGTAATCAAGAATTTTGTAAAGATAGCAAAATTAGAATAATGCCAGATTGTTTAACGGAAGATTCTGAAATATTAACTTCCGGTGGATTTAAATTCATAAAAGAGCTGAATAAGGATGATAAAATTGCAAATTATAATCCAAAGAACGAACAAGTCTTTTTCAAAAAACCTAAATCAATAATAATAAGACATTTAAAAAAAGATGAAATTATCTATGAGTATTATAACACACAACATAATTTTAGCTTTAAAGTTTCAGAAAATCATAGAATGGCTATAAAAGGTAATATGGGAGAAATGTCAAAAAATATATCTCAATTGAAAATGTCTGATATGCTATTTGGTGCCAAAGGATTAGAATTTAATGATTGTATTAATAATTATTCAGACAATGAAATAAGATTAATTTGTTGGATCGTTGGTGACGGTAATATAAAAGTTACACATAACAAAAATGATAATTATAGGATTAGATTTGGACTTAAAAAAGATAGAAAAATTTCCAGAATTTTATCCTTACTAAAGGAAGAAAATCTTAGTTATACTATAATTCCTTCTGAAAAACAAACAGAAATTTATATAAATACGAATGATAGCAAGAAATATATTGATATTGTGACACTAAACAAAGTGTTTCCACTAGATTTTTTGTCTTTATCCTATGAAAAAAGCAAGGTTTTCTTTAATGAAATAATTTTAATAGACGGAGATTATGAGGCTTACAGTAAAAATAAAGGATATAGAATTAATGGGATTTCAAAATACAATATAGATATTATTTCTGCGATTGTTGCTTTGAATTATGGATATAGCAAAATTAATTTTAGACAAACCAAATCTCTGAAGCAAGACGAAAAGTGTGATCTGTTTTATGTAAATGTAATAGAACACGAAGCTTTGCAGTATTCAAAAAGTGGATTGCATAATAGAAATATAGATAGAAGAAAAATTAATTATAGCGGTAATCTAGTGTGTGTTGAATGTGATACTTCTTATTTTATTGCCAGACAGAACGGTTTAACTTTTATTACTGGGAATTGTCACGCCGGAGCAGGATGCACAATTGGAACTACAATGACTATAAAAGATAAAATAGTACCTAATTTAGTAGGCGTAGACATAGGATGTGGAATGTATGTTTGCAAGTTAAAAGAAAAAGAAATTGATCTAAGAAAGCTTGATGAAGTAATAAGAGAATATATTCCTTCTGGATTCAATATAAGAGTTAAAGAACATAAATATATAAAAAATGTGCCTTTAAAAGATTTGGCTTGTGAAAAACATATAAATTTAGAAAGAGCAATGTTAAGTGTTGGAACTCTAGGCGGTGGAAATCATTTTATAGAAGTAAATAAGGATAGTGACGAAAATTTATACTTAGTTATACATTCAGGAAGTAGATATTTAGGGAAACAAGTAGCTGAATATTATCAAAATTTAGGATATAAACATTTAACAGATACTAAAAAAGAAAAAGAAGTACTTATAAAAAAATTAAAATCAGAAGGCAGACAAAAAGATATTCATAAAGAATTGGCAAGAATCAGTAAACCTAAGATAAATAAATCACTTGCTTATATAACCGGAATAGACATGAAATATTATATAAATGATATGCAAATAACTCAATCATATGCAACGTGGAACAGAAAAGCTATAGCGGATGAAATAATAAAGAATATGAATTTAACTCTATTAGAGAATTTTACTACCATCCACAATTATATAGACATAGAGAAAATGATTTTAAGGAAAGGTGCTATATCTGCAAAGGAAGTCGAGAAAGTAATAATCCCTATGAATATGAGAGATGGAAGTTTGATTTGTATAGGCAAAGGAAATTCAGAATGGAATTGTTCGGCACCCCATGGAGCAGGAAGAATAATGAGCAGAAGTAAAGCTAAAAAGGAAGTTTCTTTAAATGAGTTTAAAAACAGCATGAAAGATATATATACCACATCTGTAAATCAAAATACAATAGATGAAAGTCCTATGGTTTATAAACCTATGGAAGAAATTATCAGAAATATACATGATACAGTAGACGTACTTCAAGTAATAAAGCCTATATATAACTTTAAAGCTAATTAAACAAGAGAGGTCATAAATATGTTTGAAAGATTAGGAAGAAAAATAGATTATGTCATTGTAGATATTGCAGAGTTTAATCGTAAAATGCCTTGGTATAAATTCTATAGTTATTATATTTTAAAAAGAAGATGTAAAAAGGAACATATACCTAGGCTTATAAGCATGGCTTATGATTATGGGGTACTATATAAGTGGCAGTATGAAAGATTAATGGGGATTTTATATACGGAAGAGGTGAAATAATGGCTAAATACAGAAAGAAACCAGTAACAATAGAGGCTAAACAATGGACCGGAAAAAACATAGATGAAATAGACAAATTCATTAATTGTGGTGGTTATAGTTATAGCTGCGGCGAATTAAAAATAAATACCCTTGAAGGAAAAATGTTAGCTAGCAAAGGAGATTACATTATAAAAGGGGTTAACAATGAATTTTACCCTTGCAAATCTGATATATTTGCAAAGACATATGAGAAAGTAGAGAAATGAAAAGATGGAGGTAATTAAGAATGGTGCAATGTAAAGATTGTAGAAAAAGTGAAGTAGGAAAAGATGGGCGTGTATGCTACTTTAAGGCTATACAATGGAAAGACACTCATGTAAAAGATGATGATAGTTGCGAATATGGGGTAGAAAAAGTAAAGGAACAGGTACCTCAAGAGGAGAGTATACCAATCGCAGCAGATGAAGAAAGTACACCAGAGGAAGAAAGCGATATAGAAAATTAGAGCATAGATTAATTTCTATGCTTTTTATTTTATAGTTGAAAGGTTGATATAAAAATTATATAATAGTATCACCTAAAAACTATTTTTGGAAAGGAAGATGGGATAATGGGAAAACAAGGTGTGAAAGTGACAAGAAATGAAATATACAATGTAATTAAATTAAATAATGAGAAAAATAAGATAAAAGATATTTCTGGAAAAACTGGATTAAGTGATACTACCATACGTAATATTATAGGAAAACATGAAAGGGGAGGTTATGATAAAGGATTACGTAATGCCGAACCACATGCTGTTCAACGAAATGGTAAAGTTGAAATATTTGTTCCACTTCTTGAACAAATGAAACCGTATATGCCCAATACTGATTAAAGCAAATAAGCAAATAAATGTAAAAGCCCCTATAATTAATATAGGAGCTTTTTATAATGCCCAAATACTTTCTTTAAGGAAGTGATAATATGAAACTTAGAAATATATTTGAACTAAAACAAAAGAATACAGGAGGCTTATATCCTCAAATAGTACGGATACATGGACAAAATACACCACAATATAGTGATGGTAAGTATAGAATAATAGCTAAAGAAGGATATAGTGAGAATTGGATTATATTTAGGTGTCTGCAAGAAATAATACAAGCTGCAATACAATTAAATTGGGTAGTATGTAAAAAGAATAAAGACGGTAAAAAGGAGACTATACCTAATCATCCTATACAGGCATTAATTGAAAAACCTAATAAATTATATAGCCAAGCAGAGTTTATAAAACGTGCTATAGCATTTTATTACATAGGTGGAGATGCACCAATAATAAAAATGACAGTTAGAGGAAATATAGTTAAGGAATTGTATACATACAGACCAGATAAGACCAGTATAGAACTTACTGGTAATATAGATATGCCATATACTAACATAAGATATGAAGGACAACAGGCACAAGATATAAAACCAGAGCAGTTTATGCTATGGAAGAACTTTAATCCGTTAGATGAATTTGACGGATTAGGGCGTGGTATGCCGGTGGTAAAACCTATTCTTAAGAATGGAGACTTATTACAGGCTATGATCGACTGGAATGTATCTTTAATGCAAAATGGCGGCCAAGTAAGCGGGGTAATAAGTACAGCACCGGGAGAATCTTTAACCGAAACTCAATATAAGCGTGCTAAAACTCAATTGACTAATGAATATTCTGGAACTAAAAATGTAGGTAAATGGATGTTGCTGGAAGGTGGAGCAACCGCAAGCCAAATGGGAACCAACCCAAAAGACATGGACTGGAACAATGGTAAAGAAGGAACTATGAAAGATATATGCATAGGCATAGGAGTAGATCCTATTATAGTAGGATTCAATGAAAGTGCTTCTTATAATAACAAGAAGGAAGCAGAAAAAGGATTGTACACTAAAACTGTTATTCCTCTTATACAAAACTTAGCCGGACAATTAGGAACATTTTTAGGGTTACAGGATGGAGAATTTTTTGATATAGATTATAGCCATATACCTGTACTGCAGGAAGATGTGAAGGAATTAAATGAGAAGCTAAAAGATAAAGGAGCTTCTATAAACGAATTAAGAAATGCCATAGGATTACCAGATGTAAAAGGCGGGGATATAGTTGTAAATGGAAGTTATGCCATAAAAAATGGCCAAGTATATTTACCTATGAATATGATACCTGTTGAATCTACTCCGCAAGATACTGCCCAACAGGAAAAAGGCACTAAGTCTTTTATGTATTAGAAAGGAAGGAGGGAGATAATAGAGAAAAGATTAAGAAAAGGCTTGCAAAGGCTTATGATAACTATGTAGTGGCTTTAGAAAAGAGTTTTGCAAAAGCTATGGCTAAAATATTATTAGCACAGGGAAAAGCTCTTAAAAAGGCACTCTTAAGCCTACAAGAAAAGAAAGAGGATACTCCGCAAGATGATGAAGAATTAGAAAATGAATCCAATGATATTACAGATAAGATATTTATACTTATAGCAGGATTATTGACACTAGAATATTATTCTAAAGCGTTAACACCTATATGGATTGAAGCAGCTAAAAGGGGTATAGACTTCTTTAATCAAATACATATCTCTAAAGGGGAAGATAAGGTTAAGTATGAGGATTTAGAAAAGAACATAACAGACTGGATGAAAGGTTATTCTGAAACACAGATCGGATATATAAACAATACTACTAGAAACCAAGTACAGCGGATTATAAAAAATGGATTAGCTACTAAAGATAGCGTGGATAAGATAGCTAATGATTTAGTTCAATATATAGGTAATATAGCTAATAGTAGAAGTAGAACTATTGCGGAGACGGAGATCCACAATGTGTTCTCAAAATCTAATTTCTTAAGTGCTACATATAAGGGCTTTCAGAGTAAAACATGGAATTCACAAGAAGACAATAGGGTTCGTCCATCGCACGTTCAATTA